CCTCCCCTCCCCCCCTCCATACACGTCCCTCTTCCGATCTTTCCAGGACGGCAACATGGCTGACACCGTGTCGCGCACTTCCATCGCAACTACTTGTGAGCGACCTTCCTCCTCATTACCGAAGGGGTCACCACGGTAGTACTCAGTACCGCGAGCACGAATGGGGGACAAGTCAGAGTCGATATAGCTCACAGCGTCTGTGATCTCAGCGCCCATCATGGCTTCTAAGTCGGTATCTGTCATTGGGGTGAGTGACGGGTCAACTTCTGCCCCGATGTCTGTACTCAATCCGATCTCTTTGTTTAAGTGCATTTTTAACCCTTAGTCAATACGACATACATAGAGTCCACAGCGCGTGGAGTCCTTAATAACTCTTCTTGGGTCAATTTTAGGTCTTTGAATGCGTTATTTAACCTAAATTCCAAGTGAGTCATGTAAAACCTGTCTTCCCACCCAAGATACCAATGCCAGTCGCAGTAGTAAAGCCACGACTTTTCGTTGAATGCGCGTAGATGCGTTGGGTCTTGCCACGCTCCATAGCTCAAGTCATAGGGCACATGGATGCGCATCTCGCCACCAGACTTCAATAATTTCTTGCAGTTCGTCATTGCACCGACCAAATCTGGCAGGTGTTCAAGCACATCGTTAGCAAGAATGGCATCAAACATCTCTGGCTGTACATCAAAGTCACCAAGTCTTGTGGATATTGCGTCGCCCCAAGGCACATTGCAGATGTCGAGTAACCAGTCGTGCTTGACGCGCAGTTGAATATCTGCGTTGATGCAGTCTTCCCTAAAGTCCTTGCCAGAGCCTAAGTTAAGTACCAAAGAAGTATTCGACATACTGTGGACGGTTTTCTTTTATCCAAGGCAAAGCCTCAGCGACAAGTTTCTGTGCGTCAACACCAATCGTTTGGCTGCCGACATGATGGACATAGGCGCTTGAGACGAAGTGACGATAGCCTTGAGCTGTGAGGTCTGCGCAGCTCACATCGTCTGAATACCAGTTGAGTGGTCCAAATCTGCCGTGATGCCATGCGTCTCTGGAGATATACGCAAAGATGGGGGAAATGTTCTCAGTTGGACGAATAAACTGCTCGGACTTAAAGCGGTTCATGTAAAGCGGATCACCGTCAGGGTTGAATCTAATGTTCTGTGACGGTCTCACACAATCGCTTCGAGCGCCAACCCAGCCGACATTGGGTTCTAACTCGCGGATGACTTGCACATCTTCGAGCAGTCGCTGGTAGGAGTTCGGGGTCAGCACCACATCATCGTTGCAGACGATGCACGCCTGTGCGTAACGCAGAGCGTCGTCGATCACTTCGTTGTAGTCGTCGCCAAAATTACGAGGTTCGCCAAAGATTAGCCTTGCATTCTTGTAGCCAGAGACGACTCTCTCTGTGCCACGAAGATAAACAAACGCCTCTGGCGCGTATTGCTTAATCGACTCCAAAAGGACTGGCAAACCCTTGCCGTGAACCGTTGCTATACAGATAGGGATCACTTTTTAGCCTTATTCCTTGCGGATATGGCTTTGGCTTTAGCCTTCGCGTCTGCCTTAGAGCTTGCGCCCCATGCGTTAAGACTCAAAAGAAGACGGGTCTTTTCACCGTCCTTGTACTCAGGACCAGCCATATTGCCCATGCGAGCGAGAAAGCTGGCGCGTCGTGGGTTGTCGCCTGACTTGACGGGGGGCTTTAGGTTCATGCCTTCAGCCTTAGCCGAGGCACGACCCTTAGCGTTCAAGCCACCCGTGGGTGACTTGCCCTCTTTGCGTTGCCATGCTGCGCTCACTTCTTAGCCTTTGGCTTCTTGGCAGTTTTGGCAGCAGCCTTGAAGTCGGCAGCACTAGGCGCTGCCTTAGAGCCGACGCGGTTCATCTTCTCGCCAGAGCCAGCAGCGATACGCTTTTGCTTGGCGTGAATGTTTGCGTAGAGTCCTTGCTTCATAGCTTAGTCCTTACCCTCGATGTTGATCGTGATCAAGGACTCAGACGAATCGTCCTCACCGTCGCCCATCTCACCGTCTTGGCTGTCGCCTTCGCCCTTGTTTGGACCACCAACGACCCAAGCATCGCAGGTGCGACTGGCTGCGCACTTAAAGTCGAATATCTCGCAGTATCCGAGATCAGCCAACTTGATCGTGCCCCAAGGGTCAGCCTCGTTGCCGATGCCTTGTGCAATGCACTCTTTGATCTTGTCGGAGACATTGAACGCTGCGCAGTTACCGCAAAGGCTTTTCTTTGCGTCCTCGACAGAGACATCCCATGTATCTGCCTTGCGTTGCCAGAACGGGGTGTTTGGTAGTGCAGGATTCTCAGGACCGTACTTCGCGGTAGTGATCGCCTTGGCGCGGTTCTTCAGATTGAGAGTGATGTCTTGCGTTGGCATAGGACATTGGCTGGTGTCGCTCTCGGACATCATCTGGTCCATTGCGCCTTGAAGGTGCTTGGGGTATGAGGTTGCCATAATTACTTCTTGCCCATCTTCTTAGGCATTGACTTGCCAGCCTCAGACATCGCAATGGCAATGGCTTGTTTAGGATTCTTGACCGCAGGTCCAGACTTCGATCCGCTATGGAGTTTGCCAGTCTTGAATTCGTGCATTACTTTGCCAATCTTCTTGGCTGCTTTTGTCATCTTCATTTCAGTATCCTTCTGAATGGTTTAGGTATGTGAATTATGCAACCCGTGAGAGGTTTCTACGCAACGGCTGAGACCACTTCTGGCTTGCGCTTGCACCAAACATTCCTACGGCTGCGTCGCTTGCGAATGTCAGGACGAAACTATCGGCTTTATCAGGTGACTTCAAGCCACGCTTTCTAATGTCGTCCTTGCCCTCGACCTGCATCTTCCCGCTAGATGTAAAGAAGTACCTGACAGTTGCAAGTTCTGCCACCAGCTCCTCGTCGGCTGGGATACGACAGTCACGCGCCTCAAACCACGCTTTGCACTTGTACCAAAGCTCTGCCCTCAGATTCCTGTAAGTCGTACCCATCGCTGGGGACTCTGAAACATTGATGCCGCGAGCAGGAAGACCCAGTTCTCGCAACCGATCAACCACACCAGCGCCAAGACCAATCGAGTCCACCATGATCTCGTGGGGTCTTTGGCTAGGGGCTAAGGCTTCCCACTCTGCGACAACTGCGCCCGTTAACTGCATTAAGTCCAAGTTCTTCCACACCTTCGTGGGTTCAATAAGTGCGTTGCCTTGTCTCTTCGAGAGTGCAGACCTGTCGCCACCAAAGCGTGCGACATCCAAGCCCCAGATCAGTTTTGCGTGCTGGGATGTCTCGACATCGCGGTGCTTTGCCAACTCCAAGAGTTCCATCGGGATGATCGTGTCGTCGTCTGCGCGTGGGAATTCTCCGAGTACGCGGATACGGTAGGCGTTCGACTCCTCACCGTAACGGGCTTTCATCTCTTCGACATAGGCTTCGCTGACTCTAGGTGAGTCAACGCAAGACACCTTCATCGTCACCCAGTCGTTAGCCAGACGGTTTTGCGTGTCGTAGAAGAAACCTGAGCTGCGCACAGGGTTGCCGAGCAGTAGAGTCACAGCGCTGTGCCCCGACATTGATCCAGCAGCAGCCTCGAAGACTTGCTCAGGGATACCAGACGCCTCGTCAGCCACCAGCATCACATTCTCTGAGTGCACGCCTTGCAGGGCTTCTGGTTGCTCTGCCCTACTGGTTCTGGCTGAGACAAAGGCTTCGGTTGCCGCTTCCTTGACCTCGATACGGTCTTGCTTGACTTCGAGCATATCTCTGAGCGTTTCGGGTAGTTCCTTCACCCAGCGCTTGAGTTCCGCAAAGAGCGCGTCGTATAACTGGCTGCTGGTTGGTGCGGTGACCACGACCTTGACGGGATACCTGAGCAGTAAGTACCAGATGATTGCCCAGCTCGCTGCCGTTGACTTGCCGACACCGTGACCTGACCTTACGCTTATTCTGCGGTTGCCCTTAGCAATGTGCGTTAGGAATGTCTCTTGCCAGTTGTCGGGGTTCGCCTTTAAGACTTCCTTGACGAATAGGACGGGGTTGTTCTTGTAGCGGATCGTGAACGCAACGAATGGGTTGTGTGCGAGTTCGTCTTGCTTCTTGTCGTGGATGCGCTCTAGCGTCTGCTGGACATCTGGGTGTAGTTTCTTTTTCTCTTTTTCTGTCGGAGTTGATTTTGTCGTCATGGGCGAATTGTGCATGGAATTTTTTTATTTTTTTTGTGGGAGCGTGGTGCTGTGTGAGTAGGGGGTGTGGGGGGTGTGGGTTCGGTATCTGTCGGGGTGCAGTTTCAGCCCGCCCCGTCGCGCCAAGCGAAGGGTGGGGTAAACCCGAATATGTCAGCAGAAAACAGTCAGAAATGAATACTAAACTATTCACCTACTTTATACTATGTTCATTATGTAAAGTTATTTTGCTGTTATCCACAGGTTTGTAAGCATAAATGTGGATAACTCTGGCGCTTTTCACACGAATGTGGATAACTAGGACAACTTGTCTGTGGATACATCTTCGACGACCTCGATGCGTCGCAACGCATCCAGCCTCATGCCAGACAGGTTGACTTGGACGCTTGGCATCTTGTTCTGGGCGTACGCTGCTGGATTCCAGCGCTCTGCGACCCATTGGCGCGTCTGTACGCGCAGTCTTGCCTTGTTGATCTCCTCGATGTCGGTCTCGTCTGCGATCTCGATCATCTCGCCTACGATATGATTCGCTGCTCGCGCACGCACGCGTGCGAGAAAGCCGTCCTGTTCTGGTGCGTCCAGCCATTCGGTCAGCGCCTTCTTGCTGACACCAAGCGCCACGCATATCCGCGTCTCGCTCATCCCAGCCTCAAACATATTCGTGATCTGCTCAATGGGCAAAGTGTTGAGCAATGCGATGTCGGCAACCTTTTTCTTGTTTCCAGCCATTTAAAAGCCCTCCAAGGCATCAAAGCCACTTATCCACCACAAAGTATCAACTCGCATTTAAATCTCCTCCAAAGCCCGATTAGCCCTATTTTTGCCCATCTTGCTGGTGTCAAACACCTTTGGCAACGACGAAGCATCCAACTCGTCAGACTTGACATCATCAAAGCCTGACGCACCGCCAAGTGGAAACTCCTTCGCATCCTTGTCCAACCTGACAAGTGCAGCGCAAGGCATTAGCGCCTTGATCTTCATGGTTTCCTTGATGACTGGTGACTCCATGATCAACTCCAGCTCTTCCATCGTCCAGATGTGACGATTCTGGACATCTGGTCTGAACTGCTGATACAGCGTTGCGTCGTGATGTGTTCCAACCACCACCATCACCGACCCGTCTTTCATCTCATGCTCGACTGCCGTGATGTCTGGCATCTCAGACACGCCATGCTCAATCGCCCAAGACTCCAGCGCACCGTAAGCCTTGATCATTCCACCGACAGCTCGATCCAACTTCACCTCATCCCTTGACTTCGACGCATCGAAGACTCGTTCTGCCTGAGTCCACACCTTGATCCGAAACTCAGAGTCCACCAACTCGATCAACCTATTGATGCCCCAACGCTTTTCGTGCTCACGCTTGACCACAGACAGCTCAACTAACCTCGAATTCATAAATACTTCAAAAGTATTCATCGGGAATTCTGGTTGTTTTAACCCTTTAACCACACTACCAATTCGTTTCTTAACCACGGACAACTCCTTTTTTTAAAAACTACCAAATCGGACGCATTGCCAAGGGGACAGGTGGTGTGTATTACATACACACACACCCCATCTGTCCACCTTTTTGGCATGGACAAATGGATTTTGTGATGTCCACCCATTTGTCCTCGATATGTCCATTTGTCCCCACCTACTTTTTGATCTGAACAACCACAGAATTTGATGTTTTTGCGCCATCATCATCCGCATATACAGCCCAGCACAAGTCACCATAAATGATTACTTTTTGTAAATCAGCAAGATCAGCCTTGACGCGATACCAAGCCTTTTTTAGCGTATCTGGCATGACATCGCTGCCCATGCGCTTCTTGAATTCGTCCTTCCATTGGTCAATCTTTATGCACTTATTGCGCATCCCATCGACCACCTGCATCTCGCCATACTTTTTAATGGCATCGTGCAGACAGGACAACGCAAGCCGTTGATTCATCCCAGCGCCTGTCCTATTTGGTGGTGTTGCTTGGCTAATGCGATCGGTGTCCATATCTTCGTCTGGTTCAACCGCAAGGCTTGAAACACCAGACTCAAAGTCCACGACACCGCCAGAGCTGGAGCTGACCTCGACCATTCTGAACCCTATGCGCTGCCCGTCTTCCCCGTCCTTTTGCTTGCTGATGTGCAGAATTCCTTTAGGTGGTTGAGCGCCTTCTATGCGGATGATCTCTAGTTCTGTGTCTACTGCTCCGAGCAGGGAAGAGTGACCGCGTAGTCCCTTGGTTGCGTCCTTACCAGCATGGTGCACCACCAATAGTGAGCACTCATACTTGCCTTGGATTGCTCCAGCAGCTGTGATGAATGCCCCCATGTCCTCGCTTGCGTTCTCATTTCCACCGCCAAACGCTCTAGCCAAGGTGTCGATGATGATCATCTCGAAGTGAATCTCGTGGATTGCTTTGAGGTCGTCAATGGCTGCCACCAAGTCCTTGAGGTCTGTTTGTGAACTTCTAAGGTTTACCTGTCTTCTGAGGAAGTAAACAGGTGTTCCTTCTGGCGTGCCGTGGTGCGTCTTTAAGGCTTTGATCCTTGTTCCGATACCGCCATGACCCTCACCTGCGATGTATAGGACTGCACCTTGTTTGCTGATCTCGTGCCCTAAGAACTGCCTTCCCGTTGCGATGCACTCTGCAATGTCCAAAGCCACAAAGGACTTGAATGACGCTGGTGGTGCGTACAAGGCAACGAATGATCTCTGCGGTATGACTCCTTGAATAAGCCACTCCACAGGTTCGTCCTCGATGTCGTCCCACGCCTCGAGCTTGAATCCTTCGCGTTGAAGTGGTGCTTGTGGCAGTTCAAGTTCTTGAGTTTCTTGCGTCTCAACAACTCCCAACAACCTTGCAGGTGTCGTTACATCTGACTCACTTTGTATGCTTGGCGTTGCCTTCGTGATCTCCACCAAGTCCTGCTTGTCCTTGCCGTACTTGTGAACGAACTCGTATGCGTCTTCTTTTACCTCTTCAAGTCCTAGATCAACCACTCGGATACTCTTTGTAACCGACTTGAGAGCTGCAACTGCCTTCCTTGCGTACTCCCAGCCCACCGTGTCGTTGTCAGGGACGACTGCAACAGTAAGACCAACGAAGTACTTGACGACATCCTCTGGGAAGTTGCTTGCACCGTTATGCGTGCAGGTTGCGTATGCACCGATAGACCTGATTGCGTCTGCTGCCTTCTCTCCCTCGCACAAGAAGACTGTCCGTCCTGTCTTTCTTGCAAACTCAATCTCAGGCAACTGGTACGGCACTATGTTCGCGCCAGTCATGGATGCGTGCTTGCGTCCCTGCTCATCCACCCTGTACTGCTTGTAGGTCTTTCCTTTAGCGTCAAAGGTCTTGTATCGTTGTTTTATGTGCTGAGTCACACCGTCCTCGTCGGTGTAGTGCCACTCCTGTTCGAGCACAGGTTCTTGAGGTTTCGGTAACGGCTTTAACTGGGTGAGGAAGTCTGTTGGGTTTGGCAGGTCAGGTAGCAGCCCAAAGTCCTTCACGGCATGGAACACCGTCTCCTGATCGCACCCACCGTGACAGAAAAACAAGGGTTTACCGTCCTCGCCTTCTGTCACGCTTAGGCTTGGATTCCTGTCACCGTTGCCTTGACCGTGTGAGCTGACAGGACAGCTCGCCAACCAGCCGTTTCCCACCTTCTTTGCGTTGCCAAGCGCTTGCGCTATTTGTTCGGCTTGCATTCTTGTCCTTCTAATGTTTCTAATCTCTGCTCCAACTCGTAGACCCTTTGAGCCAACGCAATAAGAAGCAGCATCCAAAATTCTTGTGTGTTTTCCATAGAGGAAAAAAAACGGGACTGACCGTTAGATCAGCCCCGTCTTCTCCGTTAGTTAAAACATCTCGTCGTCTTCTACTGCGGCAGCCATAGCAGTCTTAGGCGCTGCTTTAGGTGCTGGTGCTACTGGCGCTCCCATCGTGATCTTGCCGTCACTATCAAATGATTGCGTGCCATCATCCACCGCGTCCATGCCAGCAGGACGATCAATCCAACTTACAACATCAAAGTTAGGAATGCGTGTAGTGCCCTTGCCAATCTTCTCTAGCGTCGAGCCTTTGTACTCGATGACTGGTAACTTGCCAGCGTTGGCTTGTTGTCCCGCCTCGATTGCCTTCCACAACTTCTCTAAGCCCATGTTAGGACCTGTACCGTTCGCGCTCCACTCAGCAAGTCCCATCTCCTTGTTGTAGAACTTGATGGAGAAACCGCGCTTATGGTCTGCGCTTGGCTGTGGTCCTTTCTTCCCAAGACTTACGTCTGGTTGCCAGTCGCGTACACCTTCTCCGAGGTGCATCCAACCAGTCTGCAATGAGTCAGTATCCACAACCATTTTCTTTGGCGTGAATTCTTCCTTGTTGCTGTTGAGCCAAGCATTGGCGCTAGGCATAAAGCGGATGTAATTACCACCGCCAGATGATGATGAGAGATTAAGCATTTGAGCCTTTCGAGTTCAAGTTAAAGATGTTGCACATGGCAACGGTTTGGGGGAATGGATTATTGACCTAATGAGTAATCTCGCGCAAGAGTGAGACCACTAGACTCTTTCTTTGTTAGCGTGTCAATTAAGTCTTTATGTTCTTTAGGTAGCAGTTTGGTTGCTTCTGATGGGCTAATTAGTTCACTAGAGACCAACTTATCTGCTGGGATACCAGCGTCGTGCAATGCGTGCTTTGCTTTTTCTTCGTCGATCCACTTGCGGTACGCACGCTTAGGTTGCATCTGCCAGCCCTTAATGACTTCACCTGCCTCAATGCGAGTGATTGCGTGTGCACGCACAGCGTCGATGAACTTCTCAACAAGTGGTGCGCGATCCAGCAAGTCCTCGATCTGCTCTGCTGTCAGCGTCACCATGATTGACTTGATATCTTCTTTGTTAAGTTGCGTCAGATCAGGTTGAGACGCAATGACCTCGAAGCCCTTACGCTGTGCAGGACAGATCGCCTTAGCAGGACACCATTGGCAACCCGACTCTGTTGGAGTGGGTTCGGTGTCGCCCTTCTTGATTGCTTGGATCGCTGGCGTGAGATTGTTAGCAGCCCAGTCGTTGAGTTCTTTAAATGTGATCCTGTGAGTGCGTGGTTCACCGTGATGTGGCTGGATGATCGAGAGTTCAATGTTTTGAAACTCTGTCTTTGTTAGACGCATTGCACCGATAGCGTATATCTTCATCTGGTCTGAGTCAGCGTCCACATAACCACGACCAGTCTTTAAGTCTGCAATGCAAAGCGTTGACTGCTCGTCATTCCATGCCACCACATCGGCAGTACCACCCAACTCGATGTCCTTGTCCTTGTACACGGTTACATACTGCTCAACCTTGAGAGTACCAAGACGCAACTCCAAGTCGCGTATATGGTTCACATGAGCCTGTGCAAAGTCAGCGTTCTGCTCAGTTATCACAATGTCCTTGACGGTCTGTCCAATCCAGTCGTAGGGGCTTGCATTCGTTAAGAATGCAGTCTCAGCTACCTCGTGAATGGCAGTACCGATCTGCGCAGCTTCACCTGCTGGCGTGTAAGGGATGTCGGCACAAAGCCTGACAGATGCAGGGCATTGAATCCAGCGTGTTGCTGCACTTGGGCGTAGTTTGATCATTATTCGTTTTCTTTCGTTAAATACAAAACCGTATAGATAAGACCGCGCACCTCATTGCTGACAGCGTGTCCAAGCGCCTCTGGATTGAGCATCTCTCCAAGCAATTCATTGCGTGCTTTAAGTTGCTGTCGTGTGTCTTCCAACTCCTTGGTAAGCCAGACAATGTGCTCGCGCATAGTGTTTCTTTCGTCGTCGATCATGCTTGTCCCCTTGCTCTGATTGCATCATCTATTTCATCGCCATTAAGCACATCCCAACGCTTTTTATGCAGTTGCCTACATAAACTTCGATAAATATCATCATCAGATTTTGCAATGTCATCTGCTGTATCTATATCATCTAACAGCATCCAAAGTTTTAAAGATTTTTCACGTTCTTTAGCCAAAGCATCATTAACGAGCTTCATCACCCAAGGTGATACAGCCCTGTGCCCTGCAAGTTCTTTTATCTCTTGATGGGTCATAACTGCTTCAATCCCCACATCGCAATGAGCACAGCCTCAGCGCGACCGTCGTGCTTAACCAACTTAAACCAGTCTTGTTTGTCTGGAAATAACTCCATTGCGCGGTGTCTGGATGCGTCCTTGCCGTAGCCCTTATTCATGGTGCGTGCCCAGACTGCTGGCTGGACATAAGTCACAGGCACTTGGAGCGCTGCTAATACGCCTTCAATGACCCCAGCAGAGCGTCCAAACGCAAAGGTAGAACTCACGCCTTGGTTTGGCATTGAGCCGACCTTCTCAACTGCTGCATGAGTTGGGTTCATCTCCTTGATGATGCCCACCAAGGCTTGCGCAGACACTTGGCGCTTTGTCGTCTTACCGCGCTTGATCTCCACAATGGGCATATCCTCAACACGCTCAAGGACACCATCGACGATCAAGGAGATCGCACCGTTGTTGCCGACATCAATTCCAAGTTGGCGAATCATTCCTGACCTACTTTCAAGTCTTCGATGCGTTTCTCAATGAGCCGATCGGTTGCAGTTCTGAGCTTCTCAATGGAGGAGACCAAGGGCACAGTATGCCCAGCCACCCATCGAGACATCTGAGCCTGATCAATGCCAGCCTCACGGCAGATGTCTGCCATCTTGAACCCCGCCTTCTCAGCACGTTCTATGATTTCGGTTATGTAGTTCATGTTGACTATGTTAACCTAGAATTGATTAACTCAACAAGGCAGACAAAAAAAGGGGATGAGTCCTGTCACCCATCCCCTATCAAGGCAACTGCACCTCTTGCGGAGACATAAGGCACAGCCGACAGGGAAACTACACCCTGTCGAGGTTGATTGTATTGGGGTAATAGTTGACTAAACCATAGGGTATTGATAACTTAGTCAAATCATGTATGATTGGCACATCAACAACCGAAGCTAAGGAGCAAACCATGAAAGTAGTAGAAGTTTATTGTCAAGAGGAAAAATTTAATCCTCGCCTTAATTGCACCGTGTCAGGTGCATGGATTGCTGTTTACGACAATGGCATTGAACTCGCCATCTGCCGTGACTATGAGGCATCCAGCGCTAAGGAAGCATTAACCATCTTGAATAATGAGGTGACAGCATGAGAGTAATGCACTTAAACAAATACGGTTCTGGCATGACATCCAGAACTGCTTGCGGTAGAAACATACTACGCACACCAATGTCAGGCACTTGGTCTGAGTTCAAAGCAGATCAGTATCAATGCGCGAAGTGCGCAGTCAGCAAACAAGCAGATTTTTTTACACGCATCGACGCAAAGAAAGAGGTGACAGCATGACCGAAACCCTGTACAAATTTAACTGCGAAGTGGAAGGTGTGGAACTCGACTGCCTCTTGGAGTACGAACCAGAAGAAC